AACAACTAACCATACTTGCTCAGAAGAGTCTTATAGCCAAGCTAAAGGGAATCCTAAATCGAGCCTTAATTGATTTTGGAGATGAACCTTTTGTAACTAAATTATTAAACAGGGAGAGTAACGATAAATGAGTTCTGGTTTTGATGAATGGTATGACCGTAATATCCGCAACGAGAATGGAGATGTATTAACTCGTGGTGATCTGGGTAAATTAAAACCTAGACCAAGCATGATTATTTCTCGCCTTGCGGAATTGCGTCAGTTAAATACCGAACTACGTCACACAAATAAAAACTTGGAACAGGAGTGTATGGAATTACAGGCTCGACTAGATGACCTCGAGTACCTGATGAGAGCGTTGGATGCTGTGTCCAACGTAAACTCAATTTAATCATATAGTTACGATGATGTAGGGATTACGGGACTGTATCGGTCAGAAGACCTACGCCACACACAGTCTCGTCTGTCCTCTTTAAGTAAAACCTAAAGGAAACCTAAGCATGGACTTAATGCAAGAACAATTAAAGTTAGAAACTGAAATGAGAACTACAGGTATTGAAACCTATAGATCTTCTTTAAGTAAATCTAAAGAGAGAGGTAGTGAGAGTAATACCCTTTATGGTATTCACTTAATGAAGAATGCTGTAGAAGGAGTTACTGAAGGTATTAGAGAATTCTTAGGTGAAGCTTTTACAGGTAAAGCAGGTAAGGTTGTAACTGTAGCTAACCTTTTAGGATTACTTGAAGAAGAGAAAGCTGCATTCATCGCTCTGAAGTTTGTTGTCGATGGAGTGTCGAGCAAGTACACCTTGACCAAGGTGGCTATGGCTATTGGTCAGGCACTTGAGGACGAGTTCAAGTTCTCCGTATTCCAGAAGGAAGAGAAGGCTTGGTTCAGCAAGGTACGGAACGAAGTGGTTAAACGCACATCGAACCGTCAGTATCGTCGTTACGCCATCATCCACACGATGGATAAGAAGGCGATGATCGACTACGAACCTTGGACTAAGCAGGAGAAGCTGCACCTTGGCATCAAGCTGGTTGATCTCATCCGTGAGAAGACTGGTCTGATCCAAGTGGTCACCCATGTCTTTGGCCGTAAGCAACGTCAGGCATTCGTAGAGGCTACTGAGAAGACCCTTAACTGGATTGAGAAGGTCAACCAGCACGGGGAACTTCTGTCGCCTCACTATCTGCCTTGTGTTGTACCGCCAAAGGATTGGGTGTCTCCGTTCGAGGGTGGCTACCACACCGATATGCTCCGTCCTATCCCTATGATCAAGACGCACAACAAGGCGTACTTGCAGGAGATGGAACACCACGAGATGCCGATGGAGTATGCCGCCTTGAACGCCCTGCAAAAGACCGCATGGGGGATCAACGAGGAAGTCCTAGCTGTCATGGAGCAAGCATGGGAATCAGGTGAGACTTGGGGTATCCCTTCTCGCCACGATATGCCTGTGCCTGTCTGCCCGATCTCTCGGGATGTGACGAAGGACATGATGACTGAAGAACAACGGGAGAGATTTGTCGAATGGAAGCACCAAGCCAGCCGCGTACACCAAAGCAACGCAAGACTCGCGTCAAAGCGTCTGCACTTCATCCGTACCCTGCAAATGGCCCAACGCTTCAACAAGTACGATCGCTTCTACTACCCGTACCAGTCAGACTTCCGAGGTCGTAAGTATGCTGTGCCTAGCTTCCTGACTCCTCAGGGGGCACCGTTTGCTCGTGCATTGCTTCGCTTTGCTGAGGGTGTAGCTATCGAAACTCAAGAACAGGCAGACTGGTTGGCTATCCAAGGTTCCAACACCTTTGGGTATGACAAGGCTGGTCTACAAGATCGTGTGCTGTGGGTCTACTTGAACTCAGACAAGATCTGCTCCTGTGCTCAAGACCCTTGGAACAATCGCTTCTGGACAGAGGCAGATGATCCTTGGTCGTTCTTGGCGTTCTGCTTTGAGTGGGCTGACTTTTCCTTTGAAGGCTTTGGGTTCAAGTCTCGTCTGCCGATCCATGTTGATGGTAGCAACAACGGCCTACAGCACTTCTCGGCACAGCTGCGGGACTCTGTAGGTGGCTTCGCTACCAACTTGGTGCCTTCGACTAAGCCGCAGGACATCTACCAGCAAGTTGCTGATCGGGTGATCGTGCGCTTGAAGGAGGAAGCAGCTAAGGGTGAAGAGATGGCTCAACAATGGTTGGACTTTGGGATCTCCCGAAAGACAACCAAGCGTCCGGTCATGGTGGTTCCTTATGGTGGACAACGGTACTCATGCCGTTCCTACCTAGAGGAATACATAGTTGATCAGATGGAGCAGGGCAAGCCTAACCCTTGGGGTAACGATCTGTTCAAACCTTCACAGTACCTCACGCCATTCGTCTGGGAATCAATCAGCGAAGTCGTGGTGTCTGCCCGTAAGGCTATGGACTGGATCCAAGAGGTTGCCTCTGAGATCTCAAAGCTGAACCTCCCGCTGCATTGGACGAGTCCGTCTGGCTTCGTGGTATTCCAGCAGTATCCGGAAACACAGAGTCGCCGTATCTCGACCTACATCGACAACAGCCTAATCAAGCCTGTCCTACAGCTGCCTGATTGGGGGAAAGTTGATAAACGCAGATCGGTAAATGGTGCATCGCCTAACTTCGTCCACTCGATGGATGCAGCAGCGATGACCCTGACCATCGACAAGGGAGTACAGGTAGGCATTAAGGACTTTGCAATGATCCACGACTCATACGGGGTTCATGCTGCCCATATGCCTACACTTGCGAAACTATTACGGGAAGCGTTCGTCGAGATGTATGTCGAACACGATGTCCTAGAGGAGTACCGCAAGGAAGCTCTCAAGGTACTAGACGTTGTACCCCCTGTTCCAGCGAAGGGTGACCTCGATATTGAGGCTGTCCGTCAAAGTGACTTTTTTTTCAGTTAATCAGTACGTTAGCGGAGTGATTACGTCTCGGTATGTATTACGGGACGTTATCGCTCTAACAACAGGAGAGACCTATGCAGTCCCTAGTCGATAACGCAATCCAACTACTCCGTAACGGAGACCCCCTGCCTCTCGATCTTGAAGTCGCCCTGATGGGTGAAGGGATTGATGTGGCTTTCCTCATTCACAAATACAGCATCTAAGGAAAACGAATGGCAAAGAACTTCTTTCGCACTCCGATTGGCACAGCCTATTGGGCAAAAGTTGTAACCCCTGATACCAAGTTCGTCCCCGAAGGTCAGTACAGCGTCAAGCTGCGCTTCCCTAAGGATGAAGTCGAAGAACTGTGTGCATTCTTGGATACCCAAGTTGAAGCATCCCTTGAGGCAGCTAAGGAAAAGAATCCAAAGCTCCAAAAGCAGCTGTCCACACAAAACCCATACACCGAAGTCACCGATGACGAAGGCAATGAGACCGGCGAGGTTGAGTTCAACTTCAAGCTGAAGGCCTCAGGTACTACCAAAGATGGCAAGAAGTTCACACAGCGTCCGGTTGTATTGGACTCGAAGGGTCATCCAATTCTGAAGTTCGATCAGTACAAGAACGTATTGAACAACGACTTCTCAATTGGTAATGGTTCGCGTGTGAAGGTTGCCTTTGAGGTCAACCCATACATGACTCCGGCTACGAAGGTTGCTGGTGTCTCTCTCCGTCTACGTGCAGTACAGGTTATTGAACTGACTACGTTTGGTGGTGGCAACTTCGGCTTCGATGAAGAAGAAGGTTTCGAATATAAGGACGATAACTTTGGCGATAGCACCTCGAGCAGTCCGTTCGCGGATAGTCAAGACTCCGACGGCGACTTTTAAGTCCGAATTCGAGGCCAAGTTAGGTAGCAGTTTAGAAGCGCGGGGTGTGGCCTACCAGTACGAATCCATGCGGATTAAGTACAAGGTAGACCGTCAGTACATCCCCGACTTCATCCTGCCCAACGGAATCATTATCGAGGTCAAAGGCTGGTTGTCTCAAGAAGACCAGCGAAAGATGAAGCTCATCAAAGCTCAACATCCAGACCTCGATATTCGTTTCGTTTTTATGAAGGCCAACGGACGAGTCCATACCCGCAAGACAGCAAAAGAAAAACTCACTAATGCCCAATGGGCTGAGAAGCATCGGTTCCCTTATGCAGAAGGGGACATCCCTGCTAAGTGGTTAAAGGAAGAACCTAAATGAGCACTCGGAAGAGAACCGACTGGTTGATCGTCCATTGCTCTGCGACTACCCCAGCCATGAACATTGGCGCAAAAGAGATTGATCAATGGCATCGCCGTCGAGGATGGCTAGGCATTGGTTATCACTTTGTAATCCGTAGGGATGGAACCGTAGAGAAGGGTCGAGAGATCACAGAAGTAGGTGCCCATGTTGAAGGCTACAACTCATCAAGCATTGGTATTTGCTTGGTGGGTGGGGTCAACGACACGGACAACCCAGAAAATAATTTCACCCCCGAACAGTTTGTTTCACTTGAAAAACTATTACGGGACGTTATCGCTGAGTACCCGACCGCAAAGATTACTGGTCACCGGCGATTCGCAAAGAAAGCCTGTCCTTCATTTGATGTTGAAGCGTGGCTTAAAGAAAAAGGCATGAACGCTTATGCGGCTGACTGATTGGCAACGCTACCAGTCTGACCCCATGCACTACGTTAAGAAGATTTACCGAGAGCGAGGCAGATTCGCAAAGATGCGTGGCATTCCATTCAATCTTGCATTGAGTGATCTACCACCAGTCCCAACGCTCTGTCCTGCCCTCGGTATCCCCCTTAAGCATGGTGGCACAAACAACCCTAACTCACCCTCCTTGGATCGTCTGATCCCAGAGCGAGGGTACGTCAAGGGGAATGTCTATTGGCTCTCACGCAGGGCTAATGGAATCAAACATAACGCTGACCTAAGGGAGATCGAAAATGTCGCACATTGGTTCCGACAGCAACTTCGTAAAACATCTCCCATGCGAGGTTTGTGGTTCTTCCGATGCAAACAGTTTGTACGACGATGGTCATACATTCTGCTTCGGATGCAACACTCACCGGAATGCGGACGAGGCCGAGGATCCCTCAAAACAGCCTAAGTCCAATACGCATGGGCTACTAAGTGGTGTCACTCAAGCACTCACTAAACGAGGTTTGAATGAAAACACTTGTGGCCTTTGGGGTTACAGGGTTGGTAACTGGAGTGATGGAACTCCTGTTCAGATAGCAGACTACCGTGATGAGGCGGGGACACTTGTGGCTCAAAAGGTCAGGTTCCCCAACAAGGACTTTAAGTTCATTGGCGATACCAAGGCCGCTGGACTTTATGGTCAACACCTCTGGCGTGACGGCGGCAAGATGATTGTCGTGACCGAGGGCGAGATTGATGCCCTGTCAGTATCACAAGCACAAGGAAACAAGTGGCCTGTGGTATCCGTCCCGAACGGTGCTCAAGGTGCCAAGAAGTCTATTCAAAAGTCCCTTGAGTGGTTATCCAAGTTTGAAACAGTTGTCTTCATGTTTGACATGGATGACGTAGGACGGAAGGCTGCTGCCGAATGCGCGGAACTCCTTAAGCCAAGCCAAGCCAAGATTGCATCGCTCCCCATGAAGGATGCGAATGAGATGTTGGTGGCTGGCCGAGTGAAGGAGATCATCGACGCTATCTGGGGCGCAAAGACCTTCCGTCCTGACGGCATTCTGTCTGGTGCTGATCTCTGGGAAGAGGTTGTCCATGAAGAAGCTATCCCCTCGATTTCCTATCCTTGGCAAGCGTTAAACGAGAAGACCCACGGTATGCGCCGTGGTGAACTCGTAACCCTAACTGCTGGCTCTGGCGTAGGTAAGTCTGCGGTAGTCCGCGAGATTGCCTCTTACTTGCTTAAGCAGGGTGAGGCGGTAGGGATGCTGATGCTAGAGGAAAACCCAAAGCGTACTGCGCTGGGTCTTATGGGCATCGAGATTGATAAGCCACTACACCTTAGTCGTGAAGGAGTTACTGAAGATGAACTTAAGAGAGCCTTTGACAATACTGTGGGCAGCAGTAACTGTTTCCTGTATGACCATTGGGGTAGTAGCGATATTGACAACTTGGTTTCGCGCATTCGATATATGGCTCGGGGACTCAACTGTGGTTGGATTTTCCTTGATCACCTTAGTATTGTGGTGTCTGGCCTCGGTGATGGTGACGAGCGAAGACTCATAGATAACGCGATGACTTACCTACGCACGTTGGTCGAAGAGACTGGCGTAGGTCTATTCCTTGTATCCCACCTCAAGCGACCAGAAGGTAATCGAGGCCATGAAGAGGGGGCGACTACAAGTCTCTCTCAACTCCGTGGCTCTCATGCCATTGCACAGCTTTCCGATCTTGTGGTTGGCCTTGAGCGAAACCAGCAGGGTGACGATCCTAACCTGACTACGTTGCGTGTTCTGAAGAACCGCTACTCAGGTGAGGTAGGCCTTGCAGGTTACTTAAGGTATTCCAGAGACACCGGCAGGTTGTCCGAGGTTGATCAAACATTCGATGATGAAAAGGTAGATTTCTAATGCTATTGAACAGCAAAGGTAAGACCGTCCCGTACAAGAAAAAGTACAGCGTTGATGAACTCTCAATCTACACAGAGACCCTAACCCCGAAGCACTATAAAGAAGCCCCTAAGGGCTTTTTTGCTTTAGGGACTCGGGCACGACTTAAGGGTTGAGATGTCTGGCGTAAACCTTCGTCTGGCCTACAACACATACATTGATCTGATCAGGAATGTGTACCCAGATATTGATGAATCACTACTTCCGTCTTTTCAAGAATTCATTATCAAGTACCAGACGGAATACTCAAAGGAAATAAACGATGACTAAATTTCTTGGTCTTCTCTCGCTCGTCTTTGTGGTTGCCAAGCTGGCTAACTGGATTGATTGGTCGTGGTGGCTGGTGTTCTCACCAGTTATTGCGGCGGCTGTATTGAGCCTCATTGTTGTGCTGGCTGCGTTTGGACTACTGAGACTGTTTAACCCGTCCTCTGGCAGACATAAGTGTTCCTGCTGAATAGACGGTAATGGGAAAGCGGATGCTGTGGGCGTAAATCTTGGTGGACACCTTTTAATGGATTGCGGGAACGCGGTCGGGTGTAAAACAAACCCAGTGGCAACCGGACACAGACGCAGCGAGTACCTAAGGGTAGCCGGACACCCTTCCAGAAGTCCGGCACTAATGCAGACATAGCTCAATTGGCAGAGCACGGTGCTTCCAACTTCGTGGTTGTCGGTTCGACTCCGACTGTCTGCTCCAATGGGGGAAAGCCTTGGTCGTAAAGCACGACAGCCCACACGGGCTTCTAAAACGATCTGTACCAAGCCTTGGTGAGTACCCCACCCGTCACTCTAGCGGAGGACATATGCTTCTATTCGACTTAGAAACGAACGGCCTGTTGCCTGACGTATCCACGATCCATTGTATGGTGACCTACGATACCGAGACAAAGGAGTTCAAGCAGTACAACCCAGACCAGATTGAGGAAGGCCTAGAGTCCCTCAAGAACCGTCAAATAGGTGGTCACAATATCCTTGGGTATGACCTTCCGGTTATCCAGCACCTACATCCAGATTTCACTTACAAGCTTGAAGATGTCTATGACACCCTTATCGTGTCCCGTCTGGTTCACCCTGACATCAAAGACAAAGACTTCAAGCTTTACCGTCAGGGGAAGATCCCAGCCAAGATGATTGGCTCCCATAGCTTGAAGGCTTGGGGCTACCGCTTGGACTTCTATAAGGGAGACTTCCACGAGAATGCTGATTGGTCTGTCTACTCTCAGGAGATGCTGGACTACTGTGTTCGAGATGTAGAACTCACTAACCTGATTTACGAGAAGCTGCTGGCTCACGAGTACAGCGAAGATGCTATTCAGCTTGAACATGCAATCTCAGACATTTGCCTCATCCAAGAACGTGATGGGGTTCCGTTTGATGAACGTGCTGCTATCGAGCTTTATGGCGTTCTGTCTTCTCGCCGTGCTGAACTGAATACTCAACTGGTTGAGATCTTTGGTTCTTGGTACGAGCTAGACAAAGAGTTTGTCCCTAAGTCATCCCGCAACGGCTATGAGGCTGGCGCGGTGTTGTCTAAGGTCAAGTTCGTCACATTCAACCCAACCTCACGGTTCCACATTGCCAAGGTCTTTAAGGATCGCTATGGCTGGGAGCCGACTGAGTTCACAGAAACAGGTGAGCCAAAGGTAGATGAAACGGTGTTAGAGCACCTTAAGTTTCCTGAGGCTCCTCTGGTAGCTGAGTATTTCCTTCTAGCCAAACGCATAGGTCAACTTGCGGAGGGCAAGGAAGCTTGGCTCAAACTATCACGAAACGGAAAGCTTCATGGTCGCGTCAACACGATGGGAACGGTTACAAGTCGGTGTTCCCATAGTAATCCTAACCTTGGTCAAGTACCTAAGGTCGGTTCGCCATTCGGTAAAGAATGCCGTTCTCTTTTTGTTGCACCCAAAGGATTTGATCTTCTGGGTTGTGATGTATCTGGGCTTGAACTTCGTATGCTTGCTCACTTCATGGCAAGGTACGACAACGGTGAATACGCCAAGATCCTCCTCGAAGGTGACATACACACAGTCAACCAAAAGGCGGCAGGGTTACCCACCCGTGATAACGCCAAGACGTTCATCTACGGCTTCCTCTATGGTGCCGGTGACGAAAAGATCGGCAAGATCGTAGGGAAGGGTGCAAAGGCTGGTGGACTACTTAAACGTAGCTTCCTAGCCAAACTCCCTGCGTTGGGTAAGCTTCAGAAAGCTGTTGAAGATGCCGCCAAGCGGGGCTGGCTCCGTGGACTCGATGGCCGTAAGACACCTATTCGCTCATCTCATGCGGCACTCAACACTCTCCTACAGGGTGGCGGGGCTGTTATTTGTAAACGATGGGTAGTTACGGTTAGGGAGTTACTACAGGAACGAGGCTACGTACATGGCGTGGACTACATTCAAGTGCTCTTTGTCCATGACGAAATCCAGATGCTAGTCCGTGAAGGGATCGGCAACGAGATCGGCAAGATTTGCCTAGAGGCTATACAGAAAACAGGCGACTACTACGGCATTCGCATCCGTCTGGATGGTGAATACAAGATCGGCAAGAACTGGGCTGAGACCCACTAAGGATAAATATGAATACAGTACCTATTAGCGTAGAACTCAATGGACATCTGGGATCTGATCTGGATGTCGTTAATGCTGCTCGGGTTTCCTTTGACAAGGAGTCTGAGTGGGATTTCGGCCCCTCAGGAACCCTTGATGCTGGCTCTAAGTATTTGTCCAAGGCAGACACGAAGTTGATTAGATATTTGGCAGACCATAACCATTGGTCTCCCTTCAGTCATTGCTTCGTTCGCTTCCGAATCAAGGCTCCGATCTTTGTGGCACGACAATTGCAGAAGCATACAGTTGGCCTCGCTTGGAATGAAGTTAGCAGACGTTACGTGGATTTCGAACCAGAATTCTATATGCCAGAAGGCTGGAGAGAGCGTAGCGATAATGCAAAACAGGGTTCTAAGGATGTTATCGTCATGGGTAGTGAGAACTATCAATTAGCTGTAGATCGGTATGTGTCTCATCTGGTGAGCCTCTACTCTGGAATGATTGGCGGTGGGATATGCCCAGAGCAAGCACGGATGATCCTCCCCCAAAACATGATGACTGAGTGGTGGTGGTCTGGCTCCTTATTCGCCTTCGTCCGAGTCTGCAAGTTGCGTTTAGATTCACACGCACAACGCGAGACTCGAGAGGTAGCCGAGGGGATTGCTGTCCATCTTGCTCACCTATTCCCGCAATCATGGACTGCACTAATGCAAGAAGAATAAGGAGAAGTAACTATGTTGATCGAAATGAATCCAGAGATCGTCGAGAAGATTACCCGCATCGGCCTGATCGCTGCCTTCGAGGTTTGTGATGACCCAGCGGCACAGCAAGCATTAGCTCTATCTATTCGTCATTTCTCAACCCCAAGTCAATGGCAAGAATTCAAGCGAAGCTATGACTGAGACCCAGCTGCTCTTCCTTATGGGATGGGCATTCGTAATCGTAAGTGCTGCCCTGTCTATTCATTGGATAGGGCAGTTTTACTTGGACTACCTGCAAGTGAAGGCAGGGTTTGAACTCATTAAGGATGAAGATGACGAAGAAGACGACGAAGACGGAGACCTCTACGCAGCAAGACGATAGAGTCCTCCTGCTGGACGGTGACATCATCGTCTACAAATGCTCGGCTGCGGTTGAGGTTGTAGTGGACTGGGGTGGTGACATCTGGTCAATGTGGTCAGATGTGAATGAGGCAAAAGAGAAAGCTGCCAGCTTCATTGCCGAACTCAAAGAAAAGTCAGGGATCGACAAGGTTGTTGTATGCCTGTCCGGATCAGCCAACTTCCGTAAGGACTTAGACCCTACCTATAAGGCACACCGAAAAGATGTGCGAAAGCCTATCGCATTTGCTCCACTAAAGGAATTCCTACGCGATGAATATCCATCTCATACGACCGATGGCATTGAAGCAGACGACTACATGGGCATCCAAGCCTCCGGTGATCCTCGCTTCGTTGTCTGGACGGAGGATAAGGATCTTAAAGGCGTACCACTCACACTCTTCAAATTGGATGATGGGTTCGTCGAGGTTTCAGAACACGATGCCAATTACTGGTTCATGGTTCAGACCCTTACTGGTGACCAGACGGACGGCTATAAGGGTTGTCCTTCAGTTGGCATCAAGACAGCCGAAAAGATTCTCCAGAAAGCCATTGATGAAGGCACTCCTTGGGCAGACGAAGGAGACCTCATGCGCCTCTACTGGAAGCATGTTGTCATGGCCTACATCAAGGCTGGCCTAAATGAAGAGGTGGCACTCCAGCAAGCCCGTCTTGCTCGAATCCTCCGACATGGTGAATACGAAAACGGAAAGGTAAAGCTATGGAACCCACCGGCTCTGTAATTGACGAGATCAACAACCCCCCGCACTACACCAAGGGGGGCATTGAACCCGCTGACTATATTGAGGCTAATGACCTCGACTTCTTTGAGGGAAATGTCGTGAAGTATGTAACACGCTACCCACACAAAGGAACACCCCTCAAGGATCTACATAAAGCTCGTTTCTATCTTGAGCGAATCATTCGCCGGACAGAGATCGAGATTGAACTACAACAACGACAAAAAGAAGAGATTTGAACTATGAACATGACTGACTACCAAGACCAAGCAATGAGCTTCCGACTTCCCTCGGCTAATGAGGCATACGCCCTCTATGGCCTGATGGGTGAAGTAGGGGAGTTCTATGGTGCTCTGGCTAAATCCATTCGTGACAAAGACGGTGCGATTGATGCTGTGCTTGTCCGCAAGGAACTCGGAGACATCCTGTGGTTTGTAGCTGCGGTTGCTACTGACTTTGGCTTTGAGCTGGAAGACATCGCCCAAGGCAATATCGACAAGCTATCCAGCCGTAAGGATCGTGGTGTCATTCAAGGTTCTGGAGACAATCGCTGATGGATCTATACCAACAGGTAATCGCCAAGAGTCGATATGCTCGTTGGCTACCAGAAGAAAACCGTCGAGAGCATTGGGACGAAACTGTTAAGCGGTATGTCGATTGGCTGGTAGGTCAATGTAAAAAGCATGACCTAATTGTTACACCAGCGGAACAAACTGAGATCTATGATGCTATCTACAACCTTCAAGTCATGCCCTCAATGCGTGCCTTGATGACTGCTGGTGCTGCACTTGATCGTGACAATGTGGCTGGCTTCAATTGTTCCTTCGTGGCAATGGATAACCAACGTGCCTTCGATGAGATCGTCTATGTTCTGATGTGCGGTACAGGTGTTGGCTTCTCGGTTGAGGATCAATTCGTCAGCCAGCTTCCAGCCGTATCGGAGACCCTCCATCCAACTGACACAACCATCGTGGTTAGTGACTCAAAGGTTGGCTGGGCATCGGCCTATCGTGAACTAATCTCCCTCCTGTACTCTGGCAAGATCCCAACTTGGGATGTATCTAAGGTTCGTCCTAAGGGTGCCAAGCTAAAGACCTTTGGTGGGCGTGCAAGTGGCCCAGAGCCTCTTGAGGATCTCTTTAGGTTCACCATTGAGGTCTTTAAGAAAGCCGCTGGTCGTCGCCTGTATCCCATCGAAGTCCACGATATTGTCTGCAAGATTGCTGACATCGTAGTGGTGGGTGGTGTGCGCCGCTCTGCTCTGATCTCCCTGTCTGACCTTAATGATGAGAGCCTACGGGTAGCTAAGTCAGGTGCTTGGTGGGAAGACAACGGTCAACGTGCTCTGGCTAATAACTCAGCCTCTTACAAAGAGAAGCCCTCCATCGGCCAGTTTATGAAGGAATGGCAAGCAATCTATGACTCCAAGTCAGGTGAGCGAGGCATCTTCAATCGTAAGGCTGCACGTAACCAAGCAATTGCCTCAGGCCGTCGAGATCCAGATCACCAGTTTGGCACCAATCCATGCGGTGAAATTCTGTTGCGCCCGATGAGTTTCTGTAATCTCTCTGAGGTGGTAATTCGCCCAGAGGATACCGAAGAGACCCTAAAGGTTAAGGTACGGATTGCCTCAATCATTGGCACAGTCCAAAGCTCGATGACTAACTTCCGCTATCTACGCTCAGTCTGGCGTAAGAACGTGGAAGAGGAGCGTCTGCTGGGTGTAAGCCTGACTGGCATCATGGACAATAATCTTACGTCCGATCCTAGTGCAGAACTTCTGAGTAATCTGCGTCAGCAAGCTATCGACACAAATAAGGAATGGGCACAGAAGATGGGAATCAACCCGTCTGTATCCATTACCTGTGTTAAGCCCTCCGGAACAGTATCCCAGCTAGTCTCCTGCTCGTCTGGTATCCATCCGGCCTACAGCGAGTATTACATTCGGACTGTTCGAGCTGATCTTAAAGACCCCCTTACGAGCTTCCTTAAAGATGCTGGTATCCCTCAAGAACCAGATGTCACTAAGCCAGACTCTATAGCTGTCTTCTCGTTCCCCCAGAAGGCTCCGAAGAGTGCAATCACTCGTGAAGAGATTGTTGCCATTCAACAGCTAGAGACATACCTGCTTTATCTCAAGCATTGGTGTGAGCATAACCCGTCGATCACAGTCTATATCCGAGAGGATGAGTGGCTGAAGGTCGGTGCATGGGTCTATGCCCACTTTGATGAGATTGGAGGTATCTCGTTCCTGCCATATAGCGATCATGTCTATAAGCAAGCCCCCTATCAGCCATGCTCGAAGGAGGACTATGAAGCTGCACTCCAAGATATGCCAAGCAATCTGGATTGGAGCATCCTGTCCTACTACGAGAAGGATGACTCAACGACAGGCACTCAGGAGTTGGCTTGTGTGGGTGGAGCCTGTGAAATCTCGAAGATGTAAGGACATTATCGGACTTATATGGAAAAAGTCTTAAATAAACCTATCGTTGTTCCTCCAGTTGTCCTTGAATGGCTGGAGGAGCATTTCCCAGACAAGCTCCCGAAATCCACTATCACACAAGTTGAATTAGCCCATTTGATTGGACAACAGAGTGTGATTGAGGCTCTTCGGCAGCTTAATGAATCAGAAGAGGATTAACTATGTGTGGTGGCGGCGGTGCTCCATCCTACCAAAAGGTAGAAACTCCTGCGCCTCCCGCTCCGGCTCCTGCTCCGGCAGAACTGGAATTGGGTAGCAAAAAGGACACCCTTGGCATTG